AATTTGAAGATGCAGAAAACGGTAGACGTTCTCACGAACTAAAATGGTTACAAGCTTATAAAAACTTCAAAGGTATTTACGACTCCACGACTCAATATCGTGATTCAGAAAGATCTAGAGTATTTATAAAAATAACCAAAACTAAAGTTTTAGCTGCGTACGGACAGATAGTGGATATACTTTTTAGTAATAAAAAGTTCCCACTTGTTGTTGAACCTACTCCAATGCCTGAAGGTATTGAAGAATTTGCACACATGAAAACTCCATTAGATGAAGCTGAACCACCTGCTGATCCATTTGGATTTGAAGGGGATGGTAGAGAGCTTGCACCCGGAGCTATGGCAGCAAGTGAGCCACATAAATTAGGAACATACGGTAAAGAGTTCCCAGATATGTTAGCATCAGGTCCTGCAAAAATGGGTGAACCTCAAGTCAAGCCTGCACAAAAGATGGCTATGAACATGGAGAAATGCATCCACGATCAGCTTATGGACAGTAACGCAGTTAACGTATTTCGTAAAGCCATATTTGAATCATCTTTACTTGGAACTGGAGTAGTTAAAGGCCCACTTAATTTTTATAAACGTGTTCACAACTGGAAAATGAATCCTGACACTGGGCAAAAGGAATATAGTCCGTATGAAAAAGTCATGCCACGAGTTGAGTATGTTTCGTTATGGGATTTTCACCCTGATCCGTCTGCAACAAGCATTGAAGATTGTGAGTATATCATACAACGACATCGTATGAATAGACAACAACTTCGTGGTCTAATCAAACGACCATATTTTGATGCTTCAGCTATTGAAGAGTGTCTTGCAAAAGGTCCTAATTACGAGGATAAGTATTACGAAGATACCATTCGTGAAGATGATACTGAACCATATTATCAGGAAAATAGATATGAAGTTCTTGAATATTGGGGTGTTATAGATAAAAAATATGCTGATGAAGTAGGTATGGAAAATGCCAATGAAATGTCAGAGTTTGATCAGATACAAGTGAATGTTTGGGTGTGTGGTGGTATGGTCATCAGATGTGTGATGAACCCATTCACACCTGCACGATTACCGTTTCAAGCATTTCCATTTGAGATAGATCCTTATCAAATATGGGGCGTGGGTGTTGCAGAAAATATGGATTACTCGCAAAAGTTGATGAACGGACATTATCGTATGGCTATCGACAACTTAGCACTTGCAGGTAATCTTGTATTTGATGTAGATGAAGCAAGCTTAGTACCCGGTCAAAACATGGATATATTCCCCGGTAAGATATTTAGACGACAGTCTGGTGTGACTGGTACAGCAATCAACGGATTAAAGTTTCCAAACACTGCACCAGAAAATATACAAATGTACCAAATATCACGACAACTTGCAGATGAAGATACAGGTATACCGTCTATATTGCACGGACAAACAGGTGTAACTGGCACTGGTAGAACCGCTGCAGGATTATCTATGTTGATGGGATCAGCAGGACTGGCTATGAAAACAGTCATAAAAAATATAGACGATCATTTACTTAAACCTATAGGTGAGTCTCTGTTTCAATGGAACATGCAGTTTAATGATGACTTAGGAGAGATCAAAGGGGATCTAGAAATAAAACCTCGTGGGGTTGCAGCAGTCATGCAAAAAGAAGTACGAACACAAAGACTGACTGCTTTGCTTCAAACCGTATCTAACCCAATGCTTGCACCTTTTATAAAGATACCAAACTTAATAAGAGAGCTTGCAATAGCACAAGATATAGATCCTGATACATTAGTCAACGATCAAAACGAAGCACAACTATACGCTGAAATGTTAAAAGGAATGATGCCTAATGTACAACAAGGAACAGGCGAAGATGCTGTCGCCACTAATCAACAGCAAGGAATGGAACAACCTAGTGGAGTATCTCAACAACCTGAAGGAACTGACAGTCAAGGGTCTGGTAACGGCACAATCGGAGTCGGAGCTACGCCAACTGCAGGGGAAACTGGCTTTACTGGAAATGCTCCTAGAGTTGAAGAATAATCACGAGAGGATAACGAAGAATGGCTGAAGAAGATACAGTATTAGAAAGTGGCTTAACAAAGACTTTAACACCTAAAGAATATCAAGAAAGTTTTGTTGACTTCTACAAACAAACTTTAGGAAGCACAGGCATTGATGTTAGAGATGATGAAGAAGAAGATAAAAAAGAAGAAGACACTGGCCCTAGAATTATAACAGAGCAAACAGGTGAGGGAGATGATACTGATTTTGTGTCTTACGGAACTACTAATGTAAAAGGTGGTACAAGTGGACTTGATGTAGATGATATAGATTTAGATAACTTGCAAGCTACAAGTTATAAAGATTTATTAAATAAAAATAATGCAAAAGACATGGTTGATCTTGGTGATTACAACATAACTTTTTCTAGACCCTCTAAAGATGTCTTTAAGAGAGCAGGCACAGTTCAAGGAATAGGACTGGGAATGGGTATGAGTATAATTGGATCAGATATAGCAGGAGCAATATTTGGTGACGAAAGAAAAGAAGTTGACGGTAAAACAGGTTTTAGACCTTCTGGTGGTTTAGGTCTTATGTATGATTTAAATCATTCTATACAAACAGCAAATTTTAATGAAGGAAAGTTAGCAAGACAAGCTAACATACTTGAAGCTCAATCAGCTAGTATTGATGGTAGAGCAGCTAAATTAAAACCAGAAGGATTTTATGCAAGAATAAACGGACAACTTGTTTCACGTAAACCCGGAAGTATAAATTTTGATGGTGTATATAATTATACATATGACCAAATGAAAAATCTAGATGCTATTAAAAGAGGTCAAAATCCTTTTGGATATGACCTGAGAACAGAAGTGTCTAGTGAGGGAGGTCTTGTAAATCCTCAAGTGGATAGAGGATATACTGAAAAAGGAACTTTTGCTACAATAAATGGTATATCAGCAGTGGGTAATCAAAGAGACTTTGATGATCTAGTGCAAAAAACTATAAGTCAATATGGTATAAACGTAACTAATGATGCAACTCGTCAACGAGTAGAGACAACGATACGTGGAGCATTAACAAAAACACGAGAAGAAAATAATATTTTTAGTAGAACAAAAGGTGCTAAAACTTTAAGTCAAAATATAAAAGAAGCAATCACTCCTTTTAAAACCACTACTGTGACTGAAAGTGATTCTAAAGATGATAGAGTTACAACAACAACACCTACCTTTACAGCAGAAGAGGTACAAAAAAATATAGATGCAGACGATGATTTTACGTATGATAGTGGGGATAACGGTGGAGGATTTGATGCAGGTTCTCCTGAAGCAGACGCATCCGTTGGAATGGGAGATCCTGCAGGAATAGATTTTGCTAGTGGTGGTCGTGTAGGTATGCAAAACGGTGGCAACACAACTGAAGTTGTCCAACCTGCAGGGTTTATAGCACCTGATCCTAACGCTACAGATCAACAAGAAATAGCCGATGACAAACCTATGGATGCAAAAAAAGGTGACTTTATCATCAACGCACCTGCTGCAGAAGAAGCAGGAAAGCAGGATATTCAACGCATGATTGACACAGCGATTACAAATTTACAAGAAAAAGGGGTTGACGTACGCTTTGGAAACCCTAAAATGAATATAAGAGACAAAGTTAAACTTCTTGTATCACGTAACGAAGTATACATCCCTGCAGTCATAGCAAAAGAAATAGGATACGATCGATTAAAGAAAATAAATAATCGTGGTAAAAGAGAAGTCCAACGAAGGCAAGAAGAAGCAGAACAAGCACCACAACAAGGAATGAACAACGGAGGGTTCATTCAAAAAAAAAAAGGTGACGTAGTAGAAGAAAAAACTTTAGATAGTTTAAAAATTAAAAAAGGAGACTACGTAAGAAAAGAAGTAGATGCTATAATTAAAAAGCTACCTACTGCAGATGCTTTAGCTTTACTTATGCAGGGTGAAGCAAAAAACTTGGGTGATGAGGGACTTGAAGGAGCAGCCCACGTTTTAGTTAACAGGACTAACGCAAAGGGATATAAAAATTTTGGTAGATCTTTGCTTAAAGAGTTAACATCAAAGTACAGAGGTAAGAAGGGCAATCTTCTATTTGAGTTTAACGCTTTTGAACCTACAAAATTTAAAGAAAGTTTAGAAACTTTTAAAGCTAATAAACAAAAATATTTAAAAGTAAGAAATATTGCAGAAGATGTTTTAGCAGGTTCTAGATTTGATTTTACAGGTGGTGCTTTATTTTTTAACAATCCGAATGTAAAAGGTGATGAATATTTTACTACGCAGGTAGCTACAGGAAATTTTCAAGAAACAACTAGAACTGTTAATAAAAATCAACCTAAAACATTACATGTTTATTACATACCAAAAGATTTTAAAAGAGGTACGGAAATAAAACCAAAACCTCAAATGAAAGAAAGTTTTATAGGTCTTAATCCAAATTTGACTACAGGACCTAAAGTAAGAATACCTGAATCAAAGGGTGGATCATTTCTATTTAGAGGAAGTGATTATGAGAGAGGTGGAGCAACACCTGCTCTTTAAAAGAATTAGTCAGCTACCCACATATTAGTGGCCCTGACGAACCGAAGCAGCTACCCACAGCCAGTGGCACTGCATAAATGAGGTAAAACTATGGCAAAACAAGTAAGAGGTGCAAGAGCCAACAAACCAAATGACTCCGATGGAGTTATAAACAATCCTAATCTTTATCGAAATAAATATCGTGAAGACGTTTACAAAGATGAAGAGGAGCAAACAGAAGAAACGCAGGTTGACCCCACACCAGAAGTGGCTACTCAACAAGAAAGCAAGCCTTCAGACAATAGTTTTGTAGAAGCAAAACAGGAAGAACACGATTACAAAAAGCGTTATGATGATCTTAAAAAACATTATGATGCAAAACTCAACGAGTTTAAAAGTGAACGTGAACAACTTGCAGGCGAACTAGAAACTGTTAAAAAAAGGGTATATGAAATGCCCAGAGGTGCAAAAGCACCAAAGACAATGGAAGAACTTGAGGAGTTCAAAGAAAGATATCCTGATGTTTTTGAAGTTGTTGAAACAGTTTCAGGTATACAAACTGAGTCACAAGTTGCAAAGCTCCGTGAAGAGATTGCATCAGTAAAAGAAAGAGAAAAGAATCTAGAGAAAGAAAAAGCTTTTGAAGAGTTACTTCGACTACATCCAGATTTTGATGATCTTAAAACTGATGAAAAATTTTTGGGATGGCTTGATGAACAGCCTAAACAAATTAGCGATGGTATTTATAAAAACAATACTGATGCAAAATGGGCAGGTAGGATAATATCTCTTTACAAATCCGAGACAGGAGTCTCAAACAAGAAGCCAACCAGATCAAAAGAATCTGATGCTGCAGCGACAGTCGCAAGACAACAACCAAAAGAAGTTGCAACAAAAGATTCAACTAAAAAAGTTTGGAAGGGTTCTGACATCGCCAGACTTAAACCGTGGGAGTTTGAAAAGCACGAAGCTGATATAGACTTAGCACGGAAAGAAGGGCGAATTGATATGAACAGCTAAAACCTCAAATAAGGAGAGAGAAAATGGCTTTCGGAACAGCAGCAGGTTATGGAAATCTACCGTCAGGTAATTTCACACCTCAAATTTTTAGCCAGAAAGTTCTCAAATTCTTCAGACGTGCTTCGGTTGCAGAA